GACAAGCTGTTTGTGGTAATAGTCTACCACCTAAACCTGCAACACAATCCACTTGCTCTCTAACAATACCACCTATTTGGTAAAAACCATTTGGAGCGCAAGTTGTTAAGGCTGCATCTGAAAATACTGTTGTAGCTTCTTCAAAACTAGGTCCGTCTATGTAAAATACCGCTGCAGCTCCCATAATTACAAAGTTAACATATTTGAAGTTCCGTTGAAAATCCTGAATCATCCATCCTCAAAACACCTTGTTTAAATTGTGGATTTGCTTGAGTCTGTCCCGCAGCAGGGGCAGCCACACCAAAGTAATTGTTTTGTCCTTGGAACGGTACATTAAGATTTATATCCAAATAAAATCTAGTGACCCCTGGGAATGTTGTTGATAAACTAGATGCAGTTGTGTAAACAAAAGTTGCGCAGAATGTGCTATCTGTACACGGTATAGGAGTGGCAGAGCCCGCACCAGGTGAATTGCTACTAAACACCCATTTGTAAACAGGTATTGTTTGTGGACAATTAGTTGTATCACCACAAGCTGAGGCTTGTAAATTAATTACACCATCCTGTCCATTACCCACACCTACTCTATCTATAGTTGCACAGTTTGTTTCTGTCGGTTGTCCTGTATTTATAAGATCTTGATTTATAGGAGTAAATTGTACGACATCACCTATGCTGAATTGTCCAAGCGTTGTTTGTCCTTGTAAAAATACAGTAGAAGCTGAGTTACAAACTTGAGCTCTATAAAAGAATACTGTACATAATCCTGTTTGTGTAATTGTTCCACCTTGACCGACAGGTTGTTGCGGTACGTTTATAGCACACCTTGTGATTGCATTTGCTGTGCCAGGATGAACGGTTTCTTGTGTTGGTGTACCGTCACACCCTAACCACCAGAAAGTCCCTACATCACCCCCATTTTGCCCTACAACAGTAAGAGTAGCCCCATTAGTTGCTGTAACAGTACCCGTTTGTGCATAAACCTCAACCTCCTCATTAGGTTGTAATATATAATTGAAACCTGCGCCACCCGCACACTTAGTAAAGTTTACAGATGAAGTGTTTGTTGCAGTCGCTTTTACGGAAACAGACTCACATGCAGCAGGAACTTCCAATGTATATTGATGACATATAGTTGGAGTTGGTGTTGGAGTTAAAGTCGATGTTGGGGTCGGTTCTACTGCACATGTACAACATGCATCTGTGGCATCTATATTTGAATAGCATAACTGAACTTGTGTAGATTTTCTATAATCCCATATTAAGTACAAGTTTTTATCTGCCGATGTGCCTGCAGGCATATTAAATTGTGCTGAAAATTGTGGATCAAATCTTGTGCTAATAGGTGTTGCTGTAGCTGAAGCAGCTAGAAGAGCTGACAAATCAGTTAAAGTTTTACCATAGAATGTACTTGTCCTTAAATATCTAAAGTTGTTTTTGGATGCGTCAAACTCAAAATCATCAAAGTCTAACTTGTTGCTAATTATAGTAATCTCTGCTCCGTCATCTGGAATGACTCCTGCGCCTTGCGATCCTGTAAGTTCTGTAAACTGTGATAACAATGGATATTGAGTGCCTGAAGCAAATTCCACGAGCTCTGAATGTAAAGGAGATATAAATAAACCATCTGTCCATCTATATTCATTATGTATGAATTTACCTCGATCTTGATTGCTTGTTATTGAAACTTGGAATATGGTAATTTGATCTGGCTCAGGACAAAAAGTTGTTATTTCAATGGCATCAGTTGTTATTGCATCTGATGAAACGGTAATTGCTATTATGTCCGCATAAACAGAATTTTTGTCAATTTGTAATGTACCACTAATACTAACGGGGCCTGTAGTAAATGAATTACCGTTGTAAAGTGCTGTAATGGTATAATTATTATTTGAGGTAGCGTCTTCGGTTACAATATTTCCGCCACTTGAAGCGGTAGAATTTGTTTCGGTTGTTAATATTTCATTACTAGTACCTGTACCGTCTTCCGTAACTATATTGTTGTTCCCACCACTTGGCAAAACATAGTCAATATTTACAGTACCAACCTCTTGGGTTACGTTAACACAATATGTAAAAGATACATTTGGTTGAAGTTGTATGTCTCTGCTCGTGCCGCAAAAATCACAATCACCTACAAACGGTAGTTTATTTCCGTTAGATGATAAAACATATTCATTCATGTATGGGTCAAACCCTCCAATTTTTTGTTGATCATATGTACTGTGAAATAGATCTCTAAAGTACGGTCGCATACCAAACTCTGATATAACCGTTAGTGATTCATTATTGTATGCACCTCCTTTAAGTTGTAGAACTGCACCCCTTTGCTCGTCTGTAAAAAATTTATCTGGTCCAAATACTGCGAAACTTTCAGGGTTTCTACTTATACCATACTCTTCAAGTCTAGCTATTTGTTGCCCTAATACTTGAGGTACAGATGTCAATGCACCACCTCCACCTGCGTCTGACAATAAATCTTTACCTGCTAATACATATGAAATTCTATCTTCTTGCAGAACTAATATATCAGTTTCCCGAGCAAAAAGTTTTTGTACAGAAGCAAAAGCCTCTTCCAAATTTTTAAAATTTAATAAACCTAAATTAAATTCGTTTAACTTGTTGACATTTGTTTCGTCATTAAAAACACCACTGTAAGTAAGGTCAGCAAATCTATGCACCTCTTTATAGTCTTGTCCTGCGGTTGTTGTTACTCTATTACCATAAGTAAATTGCTCACCTTTTATTGAGTCTCTAACTCTATAGCTTTCCACTCCATTACCAAAAGAAAAACAATCAAAAAAGTTTGTTTCTATTATAGCAGGGGTTTGTGTTTGTATGTTTTGGTTTTGTAAGTTACCTTGATGTTCACCATTGTCATTAATTGGAAAAGACAATTCATTTTCAAACCATATATCAGGTGCAGCATCCGAAGGTTCAGTTTCAAAAACAACAACACCCGCTTGATTTGCTCTTTCTACTGTAATTTCTATTTCAACATTCGAGGATTGACCTCCAATACCTAAAGCACTTTTGCAACTAAGAGTTCCTGTGGCAAGAAACCAAAATGAATTATCACCACCTAACGAAGGATCAGATCTATAAAATTGATAATAATTTGTATCTACAGCAACATTAATATATGGATTTTGATTTGATCGTCTTATCTGTTCTTCAGGTTCAGTCGCTGCGCCTGTTAGAATTGTATTATTGTAAACATTATTTACTGTACCACCTCCACCAACTTCAGGCACACTATTTGATATTATTTTATTAGCTATATTATCACCATCAAACCAATCTTTAAAATCGTTGTAATTCTGACTCGCAAATAAATCAGGAGATTCATACAAGTTTCTACGAAACTCGCAACCTTTGCCATTTTTTCTATTACCCCCTTCCCTGTTTTGAAATATTCGTATATTAATTTTACTATTTACAGGTATAGTATAGTCCTTATATTTATATTCAGTCGGTGTTACCGTAGCAAAATCGGGGTTTGGATTCAAGATGTTTACTCTCGCTCTACCAACAGGATAACCTCGTGTAGTGTTGTTGGCGGGAAAAGTAGTACGCACCGCTGGGTAAGCTACAAAGTTTTGTCCTACCGATTGATCTACAGATATATTAAATCCTGAGGGCACTATTTCAGCATATGCACCAGATGGAATAGGTAAATAATATCCCTCTGCGGTAGGGTCTGTGCCCGTATTAAATGGGTTTTCTATTTGTAGAAAGTTAGCCTCTTGACTTGCCTTTTCTATTACAGTAGCAACTACACATTGTTCAACTGCTCCACCACTATCTCTTTTAACTACTAACCTTTGACCTGATTCTACTTTCGCAGCATTTTCGCCTTCCAACAAAAAGTATACAGAATTGCTATTTGGGTCTTTGAAATATGTTTCAGCGTATATAGTTTCATAAGTTCCTTTATCGGGCTTGATACAAAACTTATAAAATTTTGCCCAAAACGGTGCACGTTGCCCCCATGGTATCGTTACTTGTATTTCATTCTGTTGTCTAGAGTTTCTACATGGTATATACACTGTATTATTAGTGCTTGTAAGTGCAGTTGAGGATCTTAAAAATTCATCCATATAAACTATACCAACTTCATATCCTCTGTTACTATGTAAGCTTTTTGGTGTACTTACCGAACTGTAAGTAGCTTCAGATGAAACAATTTTATAATATTCATAAAACCCACCTGTTGGACTCGCAGGATCTGTAACGTATCTCATTGCAGGTAGTTGCAACTTAATCGCTGTTGAAGCGGGTACATTACCAACAATTGCAATAGGTTCACCTGCAGCTGTAGTGCTTGAGGTTATCCCACTTGCATACTTAGTAACTGTACCTGTGCTTGTTGTTTGTGTTGTTGGCACTAAACAATTAAAGTTATCTGTCAATGTAAATCCAGTACAAGAATTAGCACCCGCTGCATCATAAACAGGCTTTATGTTTCCGCTTGTCCCTATTGCTTCTTGAAATTCACTATCAGCTACTAAGTCAAATACAGATGTATAGTCTCTAGGAAGTGTGTAAGAAAACTGAAGTTCAACGTTTTGTGTAGTTGTTGTTGGTTGACTCGCTGTTGGATCATATTCTGAGTGTTCAAAAACAAATGTAAAGTTTAAAGATACCCCCGCAATCAATTGTGTGAATTGATTAAGTGCACCTAGCTCTACTTGCAAAACAGAGTTTGCTATTGTTTTCGAAGCACCATAAGTATAAGTGCCTGCAATAGTTGAAGTTTCAAGGTTTATATTTGTGATTTCAGTTTCAACTAACTGAGCGGTATATTGTTGTTGTACAGGGTTATTATATAAATCTTTTAGATCGTAGCCCTCATAGTAATTTCCATAAACCAAACGATTGCCCATTATAGTTTGAGCTACAGCACGTAAAGGTACATTGTCATATAACCTTAATAGCTCTGATTCGGGCAAGACAGTAAATATTTTACTGTTGTTAAATGCAAAACTATAATCTGTGTTGTCTGCATAACCTAATAAATTCTTATCTAACTTATCTATAATTTTTATTACATTACTTACGTTTTCTTTATATAATAGCTGAATAGCTTTTACAAGTGGACTACCACTATTAAAAACGATATCAACACCACTTATAGTGTTAATCATCCCCTCGTTAGTGTTTGTAGAAAAGTTATAATCATATATGCCAGGGTCAAAAGCAGGTTGCGTCCACTGTGAAGTTGCAGAAAATTCTCCGTTAGCATATTGATACCTGTAAGCAAAACATATAAATCTATCAGATAAAAAATCATCACCTAACGGATTTGTTTTAAATTTAAAAGAAAGTTGTGGTGATGCTGTAGGTGGTTTTTTAATGACAAGTAACTCTTCAGCTGTAATTAAATCTTGATTGAATTCAGGGTTTGGGTAATTAGTTTGTACGTTGATGACTCTAGGTGGATTTACATTATCTGTAAAAAAAAGTAAATCTTCTATTTTATTGACAGATGTTATTAAGTTTGTGCTATTGAAGTTTAAAGTGGTATTTACACCAGTGCCATCATCAATACTAACAACATGATAATTTAAGTTGTTAGTGGTTGGGTTAAGAGATACTATTAAATCTAGTTTTTTAGTAAGACCTTTGGAAAAATTTGGGTCATGAACAAACCAATATATTCTATTATTTTGACCGTCTTCAAAAGTACCTATACACTTTGCGTCTGGACTAAGAAATGTTGTTGCCTCATCACTGCCCGTTTCTTCATATTGTAAGGTTGTTAACTGCGTATTACCTTTTGAATTTTCTACAGCTCCTATTTCTGATGCTTCAGTTGAACCTAGTCTAACGTTAAGTGCGTCTATATACTCACCATTAGGCACTAGTCTCTCGTCAAGAGACTTGTTCATTCTACCTCTTACAAAATTTCTTTGAGTGTTTGGCATCTTATTTTATCCACTTGTTTTCACCACGGATATTCATTAATAGTCTACCAGGGTGAATGTTACTCATTCTTATTTTTGCATTTCTTAATAATGCTGATTTGTCTTTTCTTGCTCTGTTGACTATGTATTCTTGTACGCCAAATTTATTATTTAATAATTCATATTTTATAGCTGCATATATGTACTGCTCAAATAGTTTATTGACACTTACTTTCGAATCATCGCCCCCTTCCATACCGTCACTAATATATTCAAGTACACAAAGTTCATTAGCCATAGTAGAGTCAAAATTTATTACGCCAGCTTTTTTATCTATACGAAATGTAGGATTAAAGTTGGCAGTCTCGGTATTTAAACCATATCTAGCCCCTATATTATAATCTTTTAACTCATATGGGTCATATGCGCTTGGATCACTTATTGTTGTGTTTGAGTTGTTTTGATTTAAATATATACTTTCTTGTTGTCCTGATATGCGTTGTTGGTCTAGTTTCGATTCAGCTGTAACTACTGAACCATCTGCATTAAAACTTAATGATCCTGTAGAACTTTGTAAATAAGCTTGTGCCGAATTCACTTGAATATTTTCAGTAAGAGGTCTTAGATAACCGTCTTTATATAAAGATAACCGTATCCAATTCACATAGTCAGAAGGGAGAGTAAATACAAGATTATCAAATACTTTTAACTCCAAAGCTTTTATTTCTTTGAAGGCATCATAATTAAGTTCTTGTATGGATCTTTTAGCATGAAATAATATTTTGAATCTGTTTACATTGTTTACCAAAGCATGATTTCCTTGATACATCAACAAAAAATTAGTTACTATATCTTTCAGAGAAACATATTGATATGAACCGTAATTAGCATTCGTGGGTATAGCTCCAGCATTTTCGTAGTATTGATATTGAGATAAGTAAGCCATTAATTTTCTTTTTGTTCTTCCATCATTTCTTGCTCTGCACCAAATTGTGCAGCTTGTATTTCCCGAATAGACATACCTGCATATTGTAATATTTTAAATACTAAAGAGGTTTCATCATCGGGAGATAACTCAAAGTCTTGAAAATCCGATGCACTTTGGTTAAATGCAGGCGCACCATCACTAACTGTAATATAGGTCCAATTAGGTGCTTTTGGATACCTTATATATTGAGCTTGTATATCGCTTGCACCATTATATTGTGCAGGGAATACAGTCATCAAATTTCCTTGTAAACTATATGCAGGAAATCCCAAAGATGGACTTGTTAACATTGAATTGTTTAAAAGTGTAATTTGGCTATTTGAAACTTTTTCTGCCTCTCCTTGAAATATACCACCACTAAAACATAACACCTTATTAATTAAATAATAATCATCACCTGTTGTAGATTGCGAGGGTAAAAAATATTGGTTGAGCGTGCTTTGTGTTAAAGTTTTAGTTTCAGAAAATAAATCAATTACCTCTTCGTAACCTTTTCTTATATCAGCATATCCTGTGCCAACTAATCTTGCATTTTCTTGATTTATTAATTGATTGTATTGATAAAAATAATCGTCAAATATATCTAGCTGAGCTTGTTTTGCAAATAAATTAAAATCAGATGGCGATATATAACCGTAGTTATTTTTATTAAGAATAGCTAAGACAGTATTTCTTACGGAATTAATCATTATTAATATTTTAACAAAGATAGGTAAAAAAAAAAGACACCCTAAAAAGAGTGTCTCCTTCAAACCATTTCAAACCAATGAAAAAAAGCGTCTTAGTATTTTAAGAAAATACAGTAACTGCAATACTTGTAACAGTTTGTCCTGTTGGTAATTCTACAGGAGTAACTACGTTAGTCCAGCTTGTTTGACATGCTTTTTCAATAGCAGCATTAATTGCTGTTACTAAAGCAAATGTGCTTCCAACTGTTACTAAAGCATAATGATGTGAAAAAGAAGATGTGCTGTAAAGTCTCATTGCTGTCGCACTTGTTCTTTCCACGAAAAGTCCATCTCCTATTGGAATTATCTCGTCGCCTGCTCCTGTTGTAATCTGTATATATTTTGCCATGTTATTATTTTTTATGGATTAAACAAAAATTTTAGATTTATGTGATACTAAGTTACAAATTTTCTGTTAGCTTTTTTAAGTGCTTTAAAAGCTCAACCCCGTCATCAGATTGAAAAAACGAAACAGCCATGTGCAAAGGATCTTCTCCATATGGCACGTTTAACATTTTCTTTTTGTTTGACGGTGTATTGAACCATATTTCTCTATCTCCGTTTCGTAAAGTCAATAAATTACTATCAAAAAAGGATTGCACAGTTGCATTAAGTTGCAACATTGGGTCTTTCAATATAGATAAAAAATCTTTGGGATTGTTTTTAGCAAAGACTAACAAATCTCTTTTTAATTCAGCCGTTGTCATCTTGCTCACATTTTTATTAAATAAAACCCTTGACATGTTTACAACTTGATCAATAGATAATTGTCTTGCTTCGATAAGCGCATCGACCTCTTGATTAAGAGCGTCTACTTTATCTTGCGCATCTTTATTTTTATCAACCTCTACAAATGTCCTACCGTTACCTGGATGTAAGGCCAAAAACTTTTGTAGATTTTGGTTTTCTTTACGTACTGTCAAAAATCCATTTTCAAATACGATAGGTTCTAATATAGCATTACCATCTTGTTCCTCCATGAATGGGGAATTTTGATTTCGTGCATATCTTAAGGATTTATTTGTTCCCGTCTTCTCATCAAAATGAAGTAGAGGATACCTCTGCGTGTGTCTAGAGGCTAATATTAATGATAACGGTGCGTTATCACGTGTAAGTTTGTAGATTTTATCTACGTATTTAGACTTATTCATTAGATTAAATTTAATTAGATTTTAAAAATAAGGGGAGCTTACGCCCCCCTATGAACAAAACTATTCTTGGAAAATAAAGAAGTTGTTAGCACCTAAAGTACAAACAGCTCTTTCAGACAAGAAGTTTACTTGCATGTTATCCACATCAGTTGTTCTTGCACCACCAGCTGAACCAGTAATCCAAGTTTTGTAACGTCTGTCTTCAGTTTCTGAAGCTCTGTATCTAACATGTAAAAATGGTCTTTTAGCGTTTTTACCAAGTATTTGATCATAAACACTAGTTGAACCCGCAGGCACTAATAATCCGTTAATACGTCCTGATCCTGCACCTGTTGGTAGACCTCCTCTCATTGTTGGGTCATTTAAATATTTCCAATCTGATTTATAGAAGTCATAACCTCTCCTAAACCCTGTGAAACCTAAATTAAGCGCCATCTCTTCGTCATTGTCAAAAAGACCGTAAGATGTACCACCAGCACCATAAGAGTTTTGAGCTGCAAGCATATCGTCAATATCAAACGCAAATTGTCTATCAACAAATAAAACATTTTCGTCTATTGCACCTTGCTTGTCAAGTCTACTAATAACATTATCAAAGTCTGCTAATGTGGTTGGATTTCCACCATCCCAAATATTTCCTCTTTGTTGTACGCTATAGAAGATACCATCAGATCCTGCACCAGGATTTGCTGCTGCACCTGAGCTTCCAAGAATTGCTGCAGCTCCTGAGTTTTGCTCAGCAGGGACAGCTTCTAT